CTCCTGAAGTTGTAGAGGAGGAGACTGAGGTTGTTGAAAAGAAAAAACCACCTAGACTAACTCAAGATGATATTACCAAGGATTATGAGTATACAAGAGGCAATCTCTATAGTATAATAGAGAAAGGACAAGAGGCAATTAATGGTATTCTTGAACTAGCACAAGATAGTGAAATGCCAAGAGCATATGAAGTTGCTGGTCAACTTATCAAAAGTGTCTCTGATGCTACCGATAAATTGATGGATCTTCAGAAAAAACTGAAGGACGTTAATGAAGAAAAACAAGTCAAAGGACCATCTACCGTCAACAATGCTTTATTTGTAGGATCTACTGCTGATCTAGCAAAGTTGATTAAGGGAGAAGGGTCTAAAAAAGACTGAATAAATATATTTGTAGATGGAGTAGAAATACGTGCCACTTAAAAAGCCATCAGAATTTTACGAAAAGAATCCTAATTCCTCTTTTGATGATGTAAAGGAAGAGTTGAAGAATGCTAAACCTGAAAAGGTAGAGAAAATTTCTGAAGCCTTTAATTCTTTTAAAACAAATTTAAATAATTTACAAGCACTATCTGACTTTACAGAGACATTTGATAGTTTCAAATCTAACGTAACAAAGATAGAATCTTTAGCATCTGGTGTAGATGAGATAAAAGAATCGTTAAAAGATTTAATCGATAAAAAAGATTTAGATGATGCCATGATGGCTCATCTTCTGTTTGTAGAAGAGTCTATAAGAAATGTACAGGATAAAGTAAAATCAATTAATTCAAATACTTTATTAGAAGTAAAGGATGATTTTGATGGTCTATCTGAAAAAGTAAGTCAGTTCTTAGGTGAGGAAGTTCCTGCATATAAGAAGTTAATTGTAGAGTCAGAAACAAGAGTTGACGGTAGATTTGGAGAGTTCAAAAAGGATGTAACATCAGCATTTGAAAATCTAGGAACAGATATACAGACAGAAGTTTCAAGTATTGAAGATAATTTAAAAGGAATAAATGAAGAAAATCTTTCTTCTATTAGAGAAGATGTTAAGGGTATTGGTAATAAAGTAAAAACATTATTAGAGGAAGAGTTACCAGGATATAAAAAGTTTTTTGCAGAAACAGAATTACAAACTGAAGATAGACTTACTGAAAATCAGGAATTAGTAGATAGTAAATTAAAAGAAGTTGCAGAAAGTTATAAAGAAGACATTAAAGAGATAAAGAAAGATGTTAAACAACATAGAAAATCTCTAACAGAATCTAAGATAAAAACTGAAAAAGGTATAAACAAACTCTTTAAAGATTTAGCAAATGATATCTTAACACTGGATGAAAAGATATCTGTTCTTGATACGGGTGTAACTGCTGTTCATGAAAGAGTAGAAGGAAAAGAAACTGAGGTAGATTCTGTATTGTCTGATAGGATAATTAGAATTGAAAATCTAGTAAAGGAGTCTAAGTCTTTATCTGATACTCTCAAAAGAGATTTCAAAAATAGAGATATATCAAGTGATAGAAAATTAGAAGAATATTCTCAAACCCTGACATCTTTTGCTAACAAGATTTCTATATTAGAAACTAGTCTTTCAGATAATATATGCGAATTACAAGAAAATTTAGATACAAGTACATCTAAGTATCATAAAGATTTAAGAGAAGATGTAGATGATTTTGAAAAAGATTTTACTACAAAATTAAAAGATATACAAATTAATTTTGCTGTAAATGAAAAGCATATTGAGGGTATAAGAAAAGAATTTGAAAATGTTGTAGAGAAGTTACAAGTAGATGAGATAGAGCAAAAAAGTAAAGACTTAACAACCAAGGTAAAACATTTAGAAGAAGTTTTAGAAAAGTTTGACCAAAAAGAAATTCTATCAGAGGGTTTATTAAATATTCCTCCTGATGAAAAAACATCAGATCCTCTAACTCCATTAGATAAAAGATATGTAACTCTAGATCAGTTATCAGAGCATTACAGACTTTTTGTTAATAGAGTTCAGCAGCAACTAGCAACCTTTGGTGGCGGTGGTGCAGTTCGTATTGATCAACTTGATGATGTTGATGTTGGTGCTGGTATCAAAACTGAAGGGTTTGTCTTATCATGGGATAACGATCTTAAAATATTTACTCCTTCTGCAGGAGGAGCTGCTGGTGCTGGTGGGACATGGGCATCTAGTACTACAGGTATTCATACAACAAGAAATGTTGGTATCAATACCACAGCAGCAAAGGCAAATAAGGCATTATTCGTTCAGGGTGATGCAAGAGTTACTGGTAACTTAGATATTGCAGGAGACCTTGTATATGATGAAACAAATGCTCGTAACTGGAACGTATCTGGTGTGGCAACTGCTGCAAAGATGCATGTTGGTGGAGGAACCACATTTCCAGAAGAATTAGTAGTTACTGGTAATACTAGGATTGTTGGAATACTAACTATCGGTACTTCATCTATTGTTATCGATGGTGAAAATGAAGAGATTTCTATTGGTAACACAATCGATGGTGCAGAAAAGGTTACTATTACTAATTCTGCAGTTACTATTGGTACTGGTGTAACAATTAGTGCCACTGCATCTGGTATTAACTCTGCACCTAATGTTCTTTATGTTGCAAAAGATGGTGTAGATACAAATAACGGAACATCAATCGACAATGCTAAACTGACAATTAAAGCTGCAGTTGGTATTGCTCATTCAGGAACAACAATTAAAGTTCTTTCAGGTAGATATGAAGAAGCAAACCCAATTGAAGTTCCTGCTTTTGTTTCTATTGTAGGTGATGATCAAAGAGCTGTGACGGTTGTACCAAGCAATACTACAAGTGATATATTCCATGTAAGGAAAGCATCTAAATTAGCAAACATGACTTTCACAGGTCATTTAGCACCCTCTGCAGCAGTAGCATTTCCAACCACTGAGATAGCAGAAAACGTTGGTGGTGGTAAATGGAAAGGTCCATACATTCAGAACTGTACAAGTGATACAACTACGGGAACAGGTTTGTATGTTGATGGAGACCAAGCAAGACTATTGGCATCCATAAACGTAGACTCATACACACAATATAACCAAGGCGGTGTGGGTGTTGCGATTACTAATAGTGGTTTTGCTCAGTTAGTTTCATTATTCACTATCTGTACTAATGAAGCAGTTACCTGCGATAAAGGTGGTCAAGCAGATATTGCTAATAGTAATTGTAGTTTTGGTAGTTTTGGATTGGTTTCTAGAGGTGTAAGTGATTTACAATACACTGGAGTTACAACAGCAACTGCTGCTGTTTCACAACCGCAAATATCAGTTAATGTAAGCACACCTACATTAAATGTAAGCAATTTTGTTTATGATAATACATCGGGTATTGCAACTGTAACCACAAGTGCTGCTCATGGATTTCAAGTAGGTATGGGAGTTACTCTTGCTAACATTTTGTTATCCTGCCCATTTGGACAAAAAACATATCCAGAGAAAGCACCTTTTGTATTTGATGTTGATTCTACTCCATCAACCACATCATTTATAGTTAATATTGGTATATCTACATTAGCTCATACCTATGTTTCAGGAGGAACCGCTAAGATTGACGTAGATCGCCCTTATGACGGTCAATTAGTCTTCTTTGATAGATTGTATAAGGCAGTTAATTCTGTCGCTGTAGGGTCAGGAGGAACTGGTTACACAGCAACACCAAGTGTAACGATAAATGATCCAACAGGACCAAATGGTGAAACTGCAACAGCATTTGCTACACTAGAAAACGGTAGCGTTGCTTCTGTTACTATTATTAGTAGTGGGTCTCAATATGAAACCACTCCATCAGTTACTATTTCTGCTCCCGAAGAAGGTAGCAATACAGCAACTGCTACAGCAACTATGGAAGAGCTATACTATACAATAAATAGTTCCACTCCAGTTACTGCTGGAATTACAACACTAACACTTGCGACTAATTTATTGAATAGTGTTGGAGTTGGTTCTACAGCATTCTTCTCACAAGGAAGTAGAATTGTTGCTAGTTCTCATACATTCGAGTATGTTGGTGCAGGTAATCAAATTGTTACTGCTACACCAAAACGTGGTGGTGTTACCAATCAAGAGAATGAAGTTGTCACCTTAGATGGTGGTAAAGTTCTCTATACCAGCACAGACCAGGCAGGTAACTTTAGAATTGGTGATGATTTACAAATCAACCAAGAAACTGGTACAATTAGTGGAA